AAAAGCAACTATAAATCTAGTTGCCAAATATATCTATATTTTTCTTTCTTTCCTCCATTTCAACCTTCATAAATGCCCTAAGAATGGTTTTTTCGCCCCTACCCATAGAATAGTATTCAGAGGGCGTTATGTCTTTATAACGGAACAACAGATAACTCATATTGGCATCAGCATCTGTTGTTATTAGTTTTTTATTTCATCCTCATTATCTTCCTTTTCATATCCGCCTAATTTATCAATCTTACCTTTAAGTTCATCAATTTCACCAGATACTAATAGTTTTTTTACAAGATCCTTTGGAGTCGCTGCTCCAAAATGCTTCATTAGCTCCGAACTTTTAAATATTGAAGGACACCCCTCTATAATGGTCATGACCTTTGTATCATACATTTTTATTTTATTTATATCGCCTTTCTTAAACTCAATAGAGTTTTCTTGTAATTCTGAAACCATTTCAGGGTCTACTGCTTTACAAGGGAATATAAATTCTTCTCCTACTTTTTTTAACTTAATCTTAACCTCTTTTTCAGGTGTTTTAAGTTTTCCAGCATCTACTTTTAATAATCTTTCTATAGTATTCATAATTTTTCTCTCCTTTTTGTTTGTCATTTTAAAAAGATTAGAGGGTATTACCCCTCTATAAATTAATCTATTAAGTCTAATGGCTCCCAGTCATCATAGTTAAATGCAGTTTCTTGTTTGCCTGCGGTTTTAGACTCCCAATTTGCTAAGGTTAAATCATTAAAAGTACAATTTTTAAGAGCTACCCTTTCAGCTCCCAAAGCACCAGGATCATCCAATTTAGTTATTATAGTAACAGAGACTTGTCTACCTGCTTTTAAATTATCTGATATTAATTTAATAAATCTAGATGTAACTTTATTAAATTTAAGAGTGCCAGCACCTTCATACCCTATCATTTTTTTACCCTTACCTAGTTTTCTAGGCCTATCTATATCTTCGTATTCAATATCTATTTTAGCTTCTACACCTGTTACCTCTGCTAAATAATCTCCATCTACCCAAGCCTCTCCAAAGCTACCATTTATAACTTGTTCTGCTTTTATTTCATTCACTTTATATCACTCCTTATTATATATCTAACGGAAGATCTATATCTTCTATAGCATCTAATATTTTTACCTTACCTTTTAGAAATACTTTATCTCCGGTATCAGCTTTTTTTATTTCTAATTCATTCATAGCTTCAATGTCTTGGCCCTTTGACTTCAAATAGTTAACTTGTTTTTCTATGTTAATCCCTATGCTAGTTTTACCACTATTTAATATGCCTGCTATTTCTAATCCCTCTAAATATCCAAGTATAGCCATTATTAATAAGCATTTATTATCATAACTATTAGAATATTTTCCTAGATAATTATATTCAGCAGTTTTCTTTATATCGTCATACATAAGATCCATTTCTTCGACTATTTTTATTTTTTTGAAACTATCTAACTTATCTCCGCCTGTAGTCACTAATGAATTTACACCTCTTGCTACCTTAATCTTTTCTCCGTCATTGTAAAGAACAAACTCTCCATCATCTATTGCAGTATCTAGTTCATCTGTTGTCTTTTTCTCACAATCAATAACTTCAGGAAGTGGTGCAAATGTGCATGAAATAGTTAGTGGTGTACCAGCAATGAGCCCTGCTATTCTAGAACAATACTCTTTATTAGCGAACTCTTTATCTTCAGTTACTATAGTTTTAGTTGTGAAGTTTATTATCCCTTCATGATCTGCAGGTGTATCTGGAAGTACTGCCTTAACTTTTCTTTTCTTTGTATCTCTTAATCCTTTTATCCATGTAGCAAAACTATCTGTTTTAGAAGCTGCAATTTCTGGTATAGCTAAGTAGTCCCATTTAATAGTTTCTAAATAATTTTGAGCTTCTGTATAATCGACTGTACCTTCTGGCAAAGCTTCTTCAATAATATAAACTATCACTTTCTTAGGTGGAGTTACATAACCTTTAAGTGCTAGTTCTATTTGTTCCTTATTAAACTCCGTAAGACTCGACGGTATATCATTCGGCCCTAAAACATCTATTTTATTACTCGCAAGTGGAACAATATTATCTTCTAATATGAGGACCACTATACCTTTTTCTCCTCTTTTTACGGCCGTAGTACCCTTTTCTCTAAATGCTATATTTATACTAGGTAATCCCATTTATAAATCACTCCTTTTCCATTTCTACATCTACTTCTTTTGCTTTTATGTGTGTATCTATCTTATTTACATTTATAAAATAATCTAGATTGAATCTAAACTGTAAAACTTCATCCACTATTTCGCTTCTAATATTTTTAATTAAAAAAGATCTCTCATTAACTTTTAAAGTCATTCCAAAAGCCTTTTTAATTTCATCATGCATCCTTAAATTTTCTAATTCTGTTTCTTTTTCACTAAAATAAGTTATTGCTACCATCAAATGATTAGATGTAAAATTAACTGTATCGTTTTCAGAATTCAAGGGTACAACTTGAGTAAAAAAAGCAGGTCTTTTAAAACCTTCTTTAGTATCATTTGAATATAGATTTATTAGAGGAAATTTGTTAGTTAAAACCTTATTTATTGATTTTTTTAAATCTATTAATGTTACCATTACTTCAACTCCTCAAATAATTCATTGAGCCATCTATCTAATTCAATCATAATGGGAAGCTGTTGAGCTGCAATTATTTTTTCTATATAAAATAATCCGGGCGTCCAACCTATTTCTTTGCCTCCAGGAGTAACTTTCCTGTGTCCATTGTTTACAAGATGATGATGAGGTGCCTTATTATAAAAACCCTTCATATATCCACCTTTGATTTTTTCAACTGGTTTTAACTTATAGTTGTATTTAATTCTCTTTTTATCTGGTTTATCTGCATCTGAAACAGGAGTTTCTTCTCTAGCTGTAGCTCTAAGTTTATTGCCTTGTTGATCTAATTTATTTATTATTCTATCAGGTGCTTTTTTTTCAATAGTTCTTAATTTCTCTTTAAATTCTTCTAATCCTTCTATTTCAAAATCAGCCATTTTTATCAACCTTCTTTTCTACACACATAAGCTCTAAATACTTTCTTCTACCTATTTCTATTGGTGGGGATATAATTTCAAGCTCTCTTTCTTCATATTTTAAAACCATAGCTGAATGGATTCCTTTTCTATACCTTATTGTAATTTTATAAGGTAATTCTGAATTTATTTTTTCCAATTTCAAAACTTCTCTACCTTTTAAAGTTTCAACCCTGGCCCAAAATCTCCCTACTTCTACTAAGGAAGGTACTAGCTCATTCAACTGATTCTTTTCACTCCCAGAAGGTTCTAATATAGTTATCCTTCTATCTAGTAGTCCTGGATTCATTTAACCACCAACCTGGCAATATTTTAGCTGTGTAATTATACTTTCTAAGCTAAAATTTAGTTTACTCACTGTGGTGCCTACCTTTTCCGTTTCCCTATTTTCATACCAGTGAGAAACTAATAACATTATTGCTAATTTATATAATTCATTAGTATAATCTTTGCCTACTCCTGAATTATATAAATACTTTTCTGCTGCTAATTGTAATCCAGTTAAAAGAGTATCTTCTTCAATACCATCTATTCTTAAATAGTTCTTTATTTCCGTTATATCCAATTCATCACCCCTTTAGGGTACAGGAGGCTATTAAGCCCCTGTAATTGTCATTTCTCCATATATATAAGCATCCTTATCAGCTTGAATTACATCAAATAATTCTATAACCCTTACTAATGTTTGATTTTTAGTAAACCCAGCATGTTCTGAAGTTGCAAATTCTAAACCTTCTCTTTCTACAAAAGTTGCTCCTTCTTCAGTTGCACCATAGAATATTGGAGCTTTCTTAGTAGCAGAACCAGTTGTAGGTAATAATGCATTTGAAAATACTTCTACAGGATATCCCATAAACATTTTTTGTGTTGGGTTTGTTGGATTAGGTTGTAAAATAGGTCTGCCTTGGGCGTCTTCAGCCTCATCGAGATAATTAAATCCATCTTGGTTTGTTACTATATTTAGGTCAATAGCAAGTTCTGGATCTAAGTCTACATTTATAGATTTCTTTAAAGCTTTCCAGTCAGCTATGGATTCAGCTGTCTTACCTAACTTCAATACATCAAATATTTTTTTGTTTTCAGTTTTAACTGCTTTCTTGTTAAACCATTTACCTAAATAATTAACTAACCCTCCTGATTCGTTTTTAAGAAGTACATTAGATACCGGTAAAAGTCCACCATACTCTTTTACAGCATAAGATACTGGTTTAAATTTAGGATCATTTGAATTAGGTACATCACTACCATCAGTAAAATTAGTAAGTTCTGTGATAGTCTCTGTATCTTCATAAACAAGTGAACCTGTTAAAGTATTTGTTGGGTAATACCCAATTATACTTCTAGCACTTTTATAACTTCTTCTTAACTCATTTATTTTAGTGTTTATATCTTGAGGTATTATTAAATTTTCTTCATTAGAACCTCCGGTAACTAAAGCTCTTTCTTCCTCGTTTAATTCTTCACCTCTTAAAGCTTTGTAGAAGGTTCTTATTTGGTCTGCTTCCTCTGTAGCGCCTTCGGCATCTTCTATACCACCTCTTTCTTCTTCAAATAAAGCTGCTTCAACATCAAATTCATCTTGTAAGTTTCTTATTTCGCCAGTCAATTCTTTAGCTTCTTTAACTTTCCCATCTTTAGCTAAATTTCTTGCCTCTTGTTTCTTGTTGTTAATTTTCTCAAATATTTCCCTCATTCTTTTATTCATGTTTTTTTACACACTCCTTTTTTCTAATAAAAAAAGAACTAGATTAAATCCAGCTCCATCAATACTTTTTCTGCTTCTTCTTTTCCTTTGTTTTCTTTTAACTTTTCTAAACTTCTACAATCTACCTCTGTTTGTTCATACGCAGGGAATGGTGTAGGTGATATTTCTATTAATTCAATTTCTCTAAGTGTCCTGATGGTTTTATATCCATCATCTAACTTAACTTCAGTCCACTTATCTTCTTTAACTCTAAAACCAAAAGAAACACCATCAATATCACCTCTTTTAACACCTTCATATAAATCATTGGCCATATTAGTATCAGGTAAGTCTAAATCAAACCTAAGGCCCACATTATCCTCTTCAATTTTTAATGTCCCAGGTTTTGTGGACCCTAAAACATGATCTGGATTATGATTATATAAAGCTTTTATAGTATTAGTTTCTAATGAATTTTTAAAGGCTCCCGGACTAATTACTTCTACAAAAGAATCTCCCCACCAATCTCTAAGTGGCTGACTTTCTTCATTGAATTTAGCAGCATAACCACTTAATCCTTTCTTATTGCCATCTTCATCAGATCTAACCTCCACTTGTTGAAATAACACCCTTATTTCTTTATTAATTTTTTTATTCTCACTCATCTTTATTATCACCTCCTTTTATTCTGCTATGCTTCTCTAGAGTTTCAAGAGTGGTATAGTTAAGACTAAAATAATGTTTATCACCTAATTCACCAATTTCATTTCTATCCTCCAGCTCTAAAACGTCATTAACCGAGTAAACCCCCATAGCTATCATCTCTTTATAGAAGTTAACTCTTGATTCACTGTCACCTCTAAGTGAACTAGATAAATTAGCTTTGACATAGTATTTTTCTCTTTCTCTTTCGGTAAAAAGTTTGTAATTGAATTCTTCTTCAATGCTAATGCAATCTGGTTGTATTACATCTAAAGTGAATCTCATATTTTGGTGTTCTATATT